TTAGCAAATTCCCAATCACGGATATTAATGTCCCGCACAACTCTTTCCACTTGATACTCAGTACCGACATGCATATTCCAATGGAAGTCTACTAGTCTTGGGTCTCCACTCTTTCTGTCGTGTTTCAATCCATTCTTCCCAAACTCACCATTCGCCCGCATACCGACCCAAGATTTTACCTGATCTGCCCAGTTGCGACGATACAGGACATACACTTTATCACATGATTGTGCGATCTCCAAGTCATGTTCTGGATCTATGTTTTTTAGCCATGGTTGAACTACATGATCAGGCATAAGTTTGAAACATGCAGGCGTACCCTTTTTGAGTTCATCTTTATAGATTTGTTTGAAATCTCTTTGTCCGAGTTTAGAGTATTCATCAGGCGGAACAATCCCATCACGAATGTTTTCTAATTCCTTGAACGCTGCTAATGCAGGACCATAGTCCCAAGGACGTTCATGACTAAACAACTCACCCTTGTAAGGTAAGTTGTATTGTTCTGATTTCAAAAGGGTGAATGCAGTACTTCCTGTGCGGAAGTTTGTAAGAATACATACGGTGTTTGTCATTTTATCTCCAACTATCGAATGATGTCGATATCACTATCTGCAGTCCATATCTCCAAGTCATTCCGCAATCTATCTTCTTCTTTTAGTTTGTTGTACCGTTTGGTTGCGAGTTTGCGCCACCATTCAATGACATTCTTCTGGTAGAACTTATCATAGTTCTGCGCACGGACAATCTCATCAGTCTTACCGTTAACGATATCAATGTAGTTTTCGATACCGTAGTTAGAGACGTAGTAACGTTTCTGTTCAGTGAGACCTTTTGCATTCTTGATTGTCTCGTTGAACTTCTTCAGATCATCACCAGACAAAGACTTTTTGATCAGTCCAATAATTGCATTCGTCATTTTAAGTTTACGACTAGATGCACCCTCTTTGACCAACTCACCACGCCCAACAATCTCTTCAACGTAAGCGACCAAGTCAAGGTATGGTTTACCATGCAACATAGGAATGAAATCAGACATGGTATTACCCTTGTAACGCAGCAAAGGTTTCATACCATCATACATAGACGCACCCTTGGTGTTTCCATACAAGGATGTTGTCTCGAACATGACGAGATTCATTCCATATTTCTTGTTGAGTTGTTCTCTAACCTCGTGCGTACAACACAGTGCAGCGAGAAGTTTACCACCAAGATAATTGTAACCAAACGGTTGACAGGGAACGATGACGAACCCCATCATAGCAGTCTTATTGAAGTTAGTAAGATCTGGCACACCACCCAAAAGATCGTTGCGTGGTTTACAGTTGATCACTGGACTACCAAAACGCATGAAACCCACAAACTGACCAGTCTTCTTTTCTCTGACTGCAAGTTTGAGGGACTTGCCTGGGATGGACACCATATTACTATGACTACTAATCATATTTAGACAGGTGTCCCAAGTTGTGTTGTCCAGTTCAACGACCTCAATCTCCATGTCTTCTGGTGACATAGAGAAGTCGTCAAACATGTCTGTATCAAATCCAAATCCTGGCAGTGTTTGAGGTAACGCAGCAATCTGCGCCATCTTCTGATCACGCATGTATTGGTCAATCCTTTCGAACTGACCAAAGTAATCGTTGAAGATGTTAGCGCAGTGTAATGCTTGTTCTGTGTTTAGAACATCAGTCAAGAGTCAAGTTGCTCCATGTTTTAAGTTTCTCACGTTTCGCTTCTGCACATGCATCCACGTTGTTCCAACTGATGAGATCATGTTCATGCAATAGGTTCAACATACACATAAGATCACCTACTTCAGATTCGAGTTTCTGATTACTGTCATAACCAAATCGGATCATCTTTGCACATTCGATTGCAACTTCACTACATTCTTCTGCAAGGATGACCATCAACTCATCACGTTCATCAAGTCTTTTATTTGCGATCATTATATCATTCTCCTACGAACTTGGCAAGGTCTGGTGCAACCCAACCTTCAGGTTTTAGAACTTTTCCGTCCTCACGTTTGCGAACCTTTCCAGTGTCTGGATCAATCTTCGCAAAATTAGTTTTCATTACTTCTTCCCACGCACCTTCTCCGTCCCATCCTGCGGCACGAATTGCACCCATAGTAACAACAAGAAGATCAATTAGTGCATCAAGTTGTTCTACACGGTCATTATCTTCAAGTGCTTCGTGTAGTTCTTGATATTCTTCTCTAATCAAGTTTAGATACATTAGATAGTTTTCAGGTGATGGGGATTGATCACACGCTGTTCCAAATGTGTCGATGTCTTTAAATGGATTCATAATGGTAACCTTCCTGTATAAAGATCAATACCTAAACTGATCATACCCATAGCAAACACTGCTATAATAAACACTTGTGCAATACGCACTGCAATATAATCTCCTAAGTTATCCATTATGCAAACTCTTTAAGACGATCCCAACGGAAAGAACGCCAACCTTGTGCATCAATATCCCAAACAACCTGCACTTCTTCATTGGGTGCACGGTTACGATTGATCTCTTCATCACTCGCAACTGGTTCTGGTAGAACTTGTGGATCTAGTGTTGCATTCATTTCACGTAGTGTTCCATCTGCCTTTTCAAAACAAATTTTCACTACACCTACACTTAGACGTTCTTTGAGATCTTGTTTATTCATGATGTCATCCTCTTTAGTTTTTCAATTTCATCTTTTAATTTTAACTTTTTGATCTTTGCACTTCTGATAGTTTGTTCAGGTGCTTTTTCTGCTTCGAGAGCTTCAACAAGTTTGTGTTGGTGTCTATGTTTTTCTTCCAACCACGTAACTTTCTTTCTATTTGAGTTAGACAAAGAAATCCTCCAATGTATTGAGTTTCTCAGGAACCCAACCAAGTGCTTCAAGAATCGGTTCGATAGGTCCAAGAAATACTTTCTCAAACTGTTTCTCGTAATCAATGTACCGATCCAGTTCGAACTCTTTAGGTAGGACGCCTGGGAATGAGATCATATTCTCCTTCACAGGGTTTGGTTGTTTCAGGTAGACAAACTTGATCTTGTCACCAGACTTGATAGACTCATACTTCTTTTCAAGATCTTTGGACTTCAGGAACTGGTTGAACAGGATGCATCCACGCACGTGCATAGGACAACCTTTTTTGTATCCACCTTGGTGCATGTACTGTTCAATAGAGTTTGTACCTGAGTTTTTTGCAATGTCTTCTGGGGGTAGATTATAGAACTCTTTTTTGAAATTGGCAATAAATTCTTGCGTATCTTCTTCAGTTCCTTCCATAATAACCTTGAAAGACTCTTTCAGACGATCACGACAAATCTGCGGAGTAGAAGATCGTACAGATTCTAGACCAGTCACAGAGATCTTTGGTTCCTCATAGTGAACACCCTCAGAGTTCAGTGCGTTCATGATGTAACGTTTCTTCGCAATGAACACAGACTTGTCAGTAATCTTCTCACGTTTCATGAACATTGCTTGACGGTATGCACCCATCTTCTTTGCAAGTTCTTCGTAACCTTTGTTGATGACGCCCTCTACCTTCGTAGCGCAGATTTTATCAAGGAACTTCTCACCTTGTTCACGTGTGATATCAACAGTACCAAACACTTCTTTGACCAAAGGTCCAAAGTTCACATAGATGGAATCGGTATCGATGTACACGATATAGTCGACATCCTCTGTCTTTAGGATCTTGTTGAGGTACGCATTCACAGACTTCTGTGCATAACGAACTGACAACTGACCAGAGGTAGTGATCGCCTCTGCGAATTCCATAATGTAATACAGGAAGTAAATGTTCGCAGTCGCACCATACAAAGAGTTCATGGAAATCTTGATAGACATCTGCGAGTTGTGCAACTGGGTTGCTTTCTTCTTCAGTTGAAGTTTACGTGCAGGATTCTTTTCAGTTTCCATCTCCTGTTCAACTGCAAGCATCTCTTTCTTGATCTGTTTACGACGATTGTAGTATTCATCAATGATATCAGGGATGATACCACGTCTCTCGTTCGAGAAACACACACCGTTCGCAGCGACAGACACCGTAGGATCATCGTTCTGGTAGTCATCATTCAGGACCATGTCCTGTGATACATTCTCCAAACGTTGGGGGATGTAAGTTTCAGGCGACATATTATACTGCAACATCAAGTGAGGATACAGTGAGTTCAAGTCAAATGAAACCACCCAAGGGTGCATCCCAACCTGTGGATCCTTTACGTAACCACCTACCAATTCGTCACCACGTTGGCCAGGACCATGTTTCAGTGGGGGGACAATACCTTCATTGATCAGACGACGATAGATCGTAGTCTCCCAGTAACCCACTGTACCGAACGCATCACGACAGTTCACGCCACCATCATATGCAAGAGTCATCACCAACGACATCAACGCAATCTCATCTTCGAAACGTTGGATCAACCAAGTATCTTTGAGGTTATAATCCAAGTAGAGTTGAGGGTTCTGTTCGTACAACGCAGTAAGGTTACCGTACTCAGAGTAGTCCAACTTCTTCTCACCCAACACAACGTGTGCGATGTGATCCAACTTGTACGTCTCCTGCGTACCATACTTGTATGCAAACTTCTTGAATGTGTCCAAGTAATCCACAACGTGAAGTCCAGAGATCGTGTAGGTATGTTGAGTCTTACCGAACATCTCTTTGGTATCTTTACGTAGACCCTTCCAAGGCGACAGTTCTTTCGCAGTATTCTCACCACATACACGCATGATGCGAGTCACCAGATACTGGATATCAAAGAACTCGACGTTCCATCCTGTAACGATATCTGGGTAATCATTCTTCCAGATCTGAATGAACCGAAGAAGTAGTGCCTTCTCGGTGTCGAACTTCATGAACTGAATTTCTTCTGGATCAATGTCAGTGATTGTTGCGTATTTGTCATAGTCCTTACGTCCCAGTAGATGGTACGTGTCAGACTTCGAAGACTTGTACGCAATCGAAGTAATCTCTTTGTCTGCAGTTTCAATATTTGCGTAACCATCACCAATATCAACCTCAATATCGAATGAGGCGATGTTGATCAGGTTCATGTCAAAGGGAACTTTGTTGGGGTACTTTTCTTGGATGAACTGTGCGACATAACTCTGTGTACCATGGATACCAAAGTTGGAAACATCTTTGTAGTCTTCCACAAACTGTTTCGCCTCCGCCATAGTGTCGAAGGTCTTCTTGTGTAGTGCACGATTCCCCATGAGGGAACGAAAGTCACCGTCATCTCGTTTGGTTTCTAGGTATAGAGATGGTTTGAAGTCAACCTTGCGTGAGAAACGTTTACCATTCTCGTATCCTCTCCAAAGGATCTTGTTACCGAATCGTTCGACGGATGTGTAGAATGAACTCATTGTGTACCTTGTGTTGCAGTGAGTGTGTGCATCTTTAGTAGTATACCAGAAACAGCGTCCTCTGTCAAGAACCCTTTTACGGAATCATAGTCTTCTGTGATGCCAGGCAACGTCACCATGTCACGTCCCTTGTACGCACCAATCTCATACAGACCAGACCGATTACCATAGGACATTTCGTTGCGGATGATACTCAGGGAATAGTCACCAAATTTGACATTCGCCTGAATACCTTCTGGGGAAAGTGTTTTCTTGAAAGTTAGATCTGAAAATCTCATGACAATTCTCCTTTACATGGGGAATGTCGGTATCCCCGCTGTCGTATCGTTTGCAATGCATATTGCTTGCATGTTGTTTGGTGGTATTCCATCTCGTCCACCAATCTGTTTTACTAGAAGTTCTCTTGCCATGAAACATTCTGTCATGGTGTTGTATACACCATCACCTGTGGTCATGACATTGCCGTTCCAGTACACTACCAATATCAAAACCCAATTTAACATATTTGTACCTTCTTGTCAAGTGTTATTACAAGACGATCTCACTAAAATTCTTGACCTTGGTGAATTTTATATGTGATGTAAACTTCTCTGCGAATTGATCTCCACGATGTGAGATAACAAAGATGTTGTCGTCTGTATTCAAATTGTGTAGAGTTTCGATTAGACTATCGATCCCCACACCGTCTAATGCGCCGTCAAGAGTTTCATCCAATAAAAGTAAATTTGTACTGACACTATTGCGTAGTTTAGCGACTGAACGCCATGCAAGCATGATTGACAAAGAGATACGAAGTTTCTCTCCTTCAGAGAAGGAAGCATATGAGAATGTATCACGGAAGCGAGACTTGATTACCTCGTTGAAGTTTTCATCCAACTGAAAGTCAACAAACAAGTCAAACGCACCCAAATATTTATTGATGAGTTTATTCATTACAGGGATATACTGTGCGATAATTCTCGCTTTGATACCACCGTCCTTTAGGATAGTCGAAAGGACACCCAACACTGACTGATTGTCTAGTAGTTCTGCACGATCCTTTTGCAGACCTTTTAATTCTTTTTCAAAAGATTTTAATTTGGATGTGTCGACTTCCTCTACCAATGCTTCTGCATTGTCTAGATCGTTTTTGTAAGACACAAGTGCGTTCTTCGCAATCTTGATCTCACCACGGTTCTCCTTGATCTCCAAGTTTTTGTTTTGAATTTGTTTTTCTACTTCAGAGATTTCTGCAATACGAGATTGGTATCCTTCGATTCGTTTATCGATTTCAACCATACCGCTCTCAATTTGGACTTTCTTGTCTTCTTTTTCTTGTATAACTGTTTCTTTAAAGTCATGTTCAATTCCTTGTTTACAGACAGGACAACTATCATTGTCATGGTAGAAGTTCAAGTCTTTCACGAAATTGCGCAGATTGTTACTCAGATCCCTACGAATATCTGTAGCTTGCGCAAACTTACTTTCGATACCTTCTTTATCAGATATCGTTTCATACAGAGATGCAATCTCTGATTCGATCCCTTCGATTAGATCTTTACACGACTCAATCTTATCCAAGTGAACAGACATTTTTTCACGGATCTTTTCTACTTCAGTCTCACGGATCTTACGAATAGATTCATTATGTTCCTGCGCACTTTCAATGCGTTGATTAACCATCTCAGTGTTGTAATCATTGTCAGTCAAAGAAGCACGGTTCTCTGCAATACGATCCTTCGCAAGAAGGTTCATAGTACTGAACACTTGTATGTCCAGAAGATCTTCAATGATTTCACGACGATGTGTTGCAGGAAGTTCCATAAACGGAACATACGTTGCACTACCAAGTACAACGATCTGATTGAACGATTTGTAGTTGATACCAAGGATAGACGTTTCAAGATGCGTTTGGTAGTCTTTTACCGCTGCATCCTGATCAATCAGTTTACCGTCTTTGATGATCTCAAAGAGATTGGGTTTCATCCCACGTCTAACTGTGTATTCGTTTCCACCAACACTGAAGTCGATTTCTACCACAAGGTCTTTCTTGTTGATAGAGTTCATCAACTGACCCTTATTGATCTTGCGGAAAGGTTTACCATACAACCCAAACGTAATTGCGTCCAACAATGTAGATTTCCCTGCACCGTTAGTACCGCTGATTAGTGTTGTTGGTTTTCTGTCTAGATCAATTTTTGTGAATACGTTACCAGTCGAAAGTATGTTCTTGTATCGAACTTGTTTAAAGTGTATTCTCATCCAAGATTCAAAGCCTCAAAATATAATTCATTTACCAAAGATTTGACTTTCTGTTTGTCAACAGTTGTATCCAAACTATCGATGTATTGGTGCAGGATCTCTTTCGTATCTTTGGTTTCATCCAAGATCTCTTCTGCACCAACGTTTTCAAGGTTCATAGAATCGTCAATAGATTTGATATCTACTGCACCGCTCTCTGATAATTTGTTCATGAACAGATCATAGAGATATGCATTTGTACGATTCTTGACAATCACCTTGATGTATGTGTCTTCCAACATAGACATGTCGAGACTGTTGATGTCGTCAACAGACATATCTTCATCATCGTAATCAATCTTATGGAATATTCTATACGGATTTTTTACTCTTGTCAAGTCTTTTGTTTCAGTATCGAACACATGGAACCCACGACGACCTTCATAGTCTGACCAAGTCATCTCATAAGGCGCACCAAGGTATTCGATGTTCGAGTACTTTGATGGGTGATGGAAGTGTCCTGAGTAGACCGCTTCAAAATTGTTGAAGACGCCCATGTCCAAACCGTGAGTACATACAGTACCCTTCATCATCTCGAAACCCTTGACTTCAAGATGACCCATCAATACTTGTGCGTCTGTACTTTCAATAGTCGCAAGGACAGATTCAATATTGTTTCGGTTGATCCAAGGCGTCATCAAGAACTTGGTGGAACCCATTTGCAGTTCTACTGCTTCGTTCTCGTAGAGTGTGAAGTTGTCATATTCACGCAGTAACAGATCCATGGAATTGATGTCATTGGTATTGGTATAATACGTTGTATGGTTACCAACCAGTGCATGATATTCGATATTTCGTTTTGCGAGTTCGTCAAAGAAGAATTCCTTTCCTCGTTTCAAACTGTTGTAATTAATAAACTTACGACGATCAAAAGTGTCGCCTAAGTCAAATACAACATTAATATCATTTTCATCAAGGTATGGAAAGAAGACATTTGAAAAGAATCGTTCTTGGTGATCCAAGAATACTTTACTGTCTCCACGCACACCAATGTGCATATCTGTTACGATAGCAATTTTCATTGACACAAATCCTCGTATTTTAATGTATATTTACGATGACCAGACTTATCGTGTTTGTGAACAATAAAGTCCATTGATCCATCACTGTAAGTATACCGTGTCTTTTTCCCAAAGTTTACGATCCCTATTAGGAGTCGTCTAATTTTTTTACTCATAATTGACCTGCGTCTCTCATCGCTGCTCTAATCTTTGTAGCAGAGATATCATGAATTTTCTCACCCAAATCATGTTCGGTGAACGTATAACCAACACCACGACCATAACTGATGTCAACGATGTTAGGAACCCTCATTATAACATACTCTTTTTCGTATGTAAAGCCCTCTTTTTCAAGAGCGTCTTCAATGTTCTTTACTACTGTGTTCCATGTAAAAGGGTTGTCGTTCTGTTCTACAGTTCGTCCTGCACCTGCGTCTCCATCAAAGTTGAAGACATCACGACACATGATCACAACTTGACCAGTCTCTGCGAGTGCACGTTTGAAAAGTTCTGTGTGTCCATCATGCCATGGTTGCCAGCGTCCCAACATCTGAGTCGTTGGTTTCTTCCAGTCAAACATCTTTAACTCCATATTTGATATATTTGTACCATAGTCTTTCATGGTAGTAGTATAAGACAAACTTGATTATCAAGTCTGCGAAAAAAACAAATCCCACCACCTTTGGCGGAACACCAAAGAACCATGCAATGAGTGCAGTCGTGACACTCGCAATGATTCTCCACGTCACCGCTTTTGCGAGATGACGTTTCTTATCGACAGTATTCGAGATCAAGGTATTTTTCCAACACCTTCGCTAGTTGTTCGTGTGTATCGTTAAACCACTTAGAGACGTGATAATCGTACTCATCAATTCTTGGTTCTTCGAACATTTTGTTTGTGTCTTCAAATCGACCCTCTTGAATGGTGTCCATCCAAATTGAAAAGTCTGCATTAAAGAACTGTCTTGCTTCGAATGTGGGTGCGATAAAGTCTGCGACTGCAACCTTACCTGCTTTGACCACACCATCTGAAAGAAACTTCATACGCATTGCTTGACGCATACGTCCTTCTGGTGAAAAGTCCCAGTCATTATTTTCTTCACGAATACGATCTGCATTTAAGTGGACACCGCCGACGAGTTTCGCCAGCGGTTCCGCAAGAGTAGATTTACCTGCACCAGGCAGACCGAAAACTAGAATTTTCATTCTTCGTCTTCCTTTTCTTCTTCAACAAATCCTTGTTCGTCACATTCTTTGATAGACGGACTACATTGCATTTCGAAGTAAGTATCTACATACTCCCAACCCAACGCTTCAACACCTTCTTGGTAATCTTCATCCCACGCTTCTTCGACTTCTTCGATCATCGATTCTTTGACATCTTCGTCAAGTTCTAGTTGATAAGAGTCGATGTGCCAGTATTCCCAACATCCATCCCAACAATCAATCATTTCCATATCGTAGTCTTCAGTGATGTCAACAAAAGAATCAGACTCACTCGGTAGAAGTTGATCCTTCAAGATCTCGAAAATGTCTCCATCAATAACAGGATTACCATCCTCATCATCTTCTGCGTGACCATAATCATACGCCCACTCTTCGATGGTATCATAATTAGGGTTAACTTCAATCCACTTGTCCAACTCTTCCTGTGTCTCTGGGATTGAAACCATGAAGGATCCCCAACGCCAACCCAACTCTTTACGTAGGTTGATGATTTTTCCTGTTTCTTCATCTTTACGTTGGAATAGTTCCCACTCTACAACAGACTTTTTATATGTGGGTTCAATACGATAATGTTTCATTTTTCAGTTCTCACTTCTTTTTCAGTTTGTCTTCAAATTCGTCAATAAAGTCATTAATATACTCTGGGGGTTCATTCATCACAATCGCATGTTCGTTACCGTCGATGCCTTGCATGTCTGACAACATCTTCTGTGATGATTTGAATCGAATATAAAGTTGTTTCTTTTCTTTTTGAATTCTACGCAAGAATGCATACCATATAATCTGTGTAAAATATGCAAAGGGATTCTTTGACTTTTCTGGATCAAAATTATGAATATACTGTAGACAATTCTCAATCCCATCTGAAATCATATCATCTTTATAAGAATAACCAGAAAAGTTTGGTTTCGTTGCAAGTCGATTAGCGATCATAAAGATACACTCACCGATGTAGTCTGGGACTCTGGGAATCTCTTCTCCTGAGTCTTCCGCCTCTTTGCACGCTTCCTTATACTGGATGAGTGAATTCAGAAGGTCTTTGTTATTGACATAGTTTTTTTTCTTTGACAATGTACAACTCCTTCTGTTGTGGTTATATGAGATACACTATACTATATTGTGTAAAGAATGTCAAGCGGATATTTTTTTGACATTCCATGAAAAAAGTTCTTGCCTTGTGGACTCAACATCGTTATAATCGGGCTATCCGCTTTAAAGAACTAATGCTGCTTAGCTACTGATTGGGACACTATAGATCTTAAAAGGAAACTCTTGATCTGAGTAGATCTCAATTCTTTTTCTAAAGTGGTTCATAGTATAGTTCGTAAACGAACCAGATGTCAAGTCATCTGCAATATCATACAGGACTGCTTTATCTGCATCATTACCTTTACGCAATGTTCTACCAATCGACTGCAACACCTTGATCTCAGATTTGGAACCAGATGCAAAGACCACATTGTCAAGTTTCTTCAAGTTCACGCCAGTCGAAAAGACACCATATGATGCAAGAATATTATGACGTTTCTCAGGATCATTCTCAACCAAGTGACGAATGCGTTCACGTTCTTCCCCTTTAGTTGCACCATATATGAAGTGAAGGTCTGTACCTTCTTTGCGAAGCAAAGGCTCTAGGATCTTACCATGTTTCTCAACCAAGTCAAACAAAATCAGATTGTTCTGTCCTTCAAGAGACCAGACAAGATTTCGAATAAACATGTTTCGTTTCTCGTTGTTTACTAAAAACTCACGTTCTGCAGGATATCTCTTCGCACTATTATCGATCTTCTTGAATGCGTCACGGAATGATTTCTTAGTCTGATCGTCATATGTCAAGACAATCGCTTTCACGTTGAAGTCTGCAACAGTACCAGAGTCAATCAGATTCTTTGTGGTGACTGCACGTTTAACTTCACCAAAGGAACCTTCAAGAACCATACGGTGCGTCTTCGACTCAGAAGACTTTAGAGTACCAGTGAAACCGTGACGATATTTGCAACCGTTCAGTTTTTCCATGATAGTAGTGAGAGATTTTGCTTGGAAGGTATGCGCTTCGTCACCCAGTACAACACCAAACTGATCGAACCACTGTTTGGGCATCTTTACTAGGGACTGCCATGTAGAGATTACGATTGGTGCGTCTGAGTGTTTATCGACTCCACCTTGGATTCTGTAGATTTCTTCTCTACATCCGTAGTCTTCAAAGTCTCCAGCCATTTGATGTACCAGAGATATTGTAGGTACAATGACCAAGCTTCTGCATCCATGAGTTCTCCAATAGTGTTGTTGTAGTAGATAGATGATTAAGGACTTACCAGAAGACGTAGGAGAAACACTCAATGTCCTATTATTTGCAATTGCATTACGGATGTATTCAATCTGATAGTCACGTGGTTCGAACTTACAATTAATTTCTTGCGCAAGTTCTACTGGATAATTTGGGTCACAAATATCTTTATCATATTCATTAGTCTCAATCCGTAGTTCGTATTCACGCACATCACAGAACTCTTTGAGTTTATGCAACAGGCCAACGTACAACATTGCTCGCATGGGATTGTAGATCCGAATGATCCCATCCCAGACTTTCATCTTTACCTTTGGGTTGTACTGCCAACCTTCTGGTCTGAATGAGAAGAAGTCTGAGATCTCTTGTCGCACAGATGGTTCTGCGGTTACACGCATATGCACATAATCTAAGAACTCAACTGTCACGACATCTGTCATAATTAATAGTCACCTGATTGGAACTTCATCACCTCAATCATATTTTTGATGACGAAGTTACGAGAGTGGATTGTTTTAATAATGTCTTCTAGATAGTTCGCACGTTCGCTGTGGTAATCTATCTTCAGACTCAACTTGATAATGTCTTTATCACTTACGATATATTTATCTAAATCGTTCCGAAGAACTTTTAACTGGAAAGGTTTCCAACCACGTTCTCGAAGATCCTCTTCCGCCATGGAACCACCGTAGTATTCCATCTTATCTCGTTTCAATTCTGCGAGATCTGCTTTCAGTTTCTTGACACGCAGCGCTTCATTGTAGAACATCGAATAGTACTTACTATGCAATGTAGGGATACGTTTACTTTCACCGATCAAATTTGTTTCATCGATGGGTGCGTCTTGTGCCCACATCTCATTAATATCATCATTCATTATTTTTTCATACCTGCAGGAATACATTCAACGTTAAAAGAAAAGATGGTTCTATTCTTGTTAGACTCATGAGGTTTTGCAAAATGCATCATGGAACTTGGGAAGAATATAATGTCACCTTCTTTGACCTCTGGTTGGAAGTTATAATCCATACCGTCAATTGTGTTTTTGTATGAAGACATAAACATCGTTGCTTGGTGAACTTTTGGATCGAACTCTGCATATAAGACTGCAGAAAATCCATAAGGTTCGTGGGTGTGAGGAGGCATCCATTGTTGATTTTTGTATCGTTGTGCCCACAACGATTGGATCTGGATCTTCAAATCCAGTTTCATTCTATTCAATGGTGATTTTTCTAGACCAACAACAAAGGTATTCAAATCATCTTTCAAGATGTTGATAAAATCTTTGGTATATTTTGGTTTGTTGTTTGGTTCTTGCATGTTCTTGTAATAGTCCGAATAGAAATCATCGAACATGCATTTCTTATCATTCCAATCGATAAGATTCATCAATTTATTTTTCTTTTCTTGCCAGTTCCCTATCGAAACCTGATAAAAAGACTGTAAAAAAGGATCGTGTACTTTCACGCTTGCCATTCAAAAACTCCATGATTATAATAGGCTTACTATATCACAATTATTCGTGAGAGGCAACCGTGAAGTTCGTATAACGGAAGGTTGCGGTCACTTCTGCATATGTGGTGTCAGATGATGTGACATCTAAACTGATCGAAGAAATCGCTGTGGGGAAACAATCTTTGAAAATAAATTGTTTGTTAGGATTCTTGTGATTATTATTGATGACGATTGTGATGTCAGATTGGACACCCTCATCAGATTCTTTGAGTTTCTTGTACTGGTCTTGATTATTAGGTGAACCCATACCTTCTAACCAGTTCAAGATCTCCAAGTAATTTTTCATATCTTCGTCAACGATAAATGTGATGTCCAAATCGGAATACGACAACTGACTTGGTGAGTCGTAAATCAAACCAAGGGGCGTATTCGTTTGTTGAGGTGAACCAGACACATCTGGAATAGTTACCTTCTGAGTAAAGAACTCCACGTGAGGAAGTCTATCGATAGAAACGATGAACGACTGTGGAGATAAATAGTTAGTGATCATTGAATTGATTACCTTTCAATCTTAGTTATTATTATTTATATGGAGCGAGAAAATGAGACTAAAAATGCTTGCCGCACTGCGTCAACACGCACACGGTCATATCGAAAAACACAAAATGAATGTGGAAGTTTATCTGTCAAACCCTGCAGGTATTGGTGAACATCCAGATGTATTCGAAGCCGTGGAACAAGAGATCATGGAGATTGCAAAATACCAAGACGTTCTTGATATTTTAGATCAACACTTCGAGGGTTAATAATGAATCATAATGCGTTAGATCCGCACAAGATCAGTACAGATGGTATTGATCTCTCTCAGGCTGCAACATTATATTCAGAATTCTTTAAAACGCAAGATTATAACTGGTGGTATGAAGTACTACCAGACGATGTCGTTGTAGATGTTGGTGCATGTGTTGGGTTCTTCTCTGCACTTGCATTAGATAAGGGTGCAGAAAAGGTCTTCATGATTGAACCTAATCGTAACCTTTTAAAGACTGCAGTTCGTAATGTCTCTGATTATATCATCGATGACAATAAAAAGGTAATACCTATTCATGGTGCGATCTCAGAAGATCCTAATGACACGTTACACGTGTTTGAAGATGATGGTTCTGGCTTTCCAACAATGTCATTTCAAGAACTTGTAGATGAACATGATATCGATCAGATCGACTTTTTGAAGATTGATTGTGAAGGTGCAGAATATAATATTCTGAAACCTGAAAAGATCCAATGGTTTGAAAACAATGTTCGACACATGGCGATTGAATGTCATCTACGTGCAGCGGACGATTCACCTCAAAAGTTCATCGAATTCAGAGACAACTTCCTTCAACACTTTATCAATCAGGGTAAGGTTAGGTTTATGTCACACACGGTTCGTGATTCGATTTACTTAGACTGGCAGATCAAACAAAGAGATTTTACACAGGTTCCTGCAGAGTTCATGGTTTATATTACTAATTGGTGATGTACAACATGAAAGAAGATCCCCAACCTATGGGCCATTCCCCCATTAGTTTCTCGTCATCGTGTGCGAGTGCGTGATCTTCTGGTCTGAGGAATCTGACCTTCTCTACATTAAAGTTATTGACAACTTTATCTCTAAAGTTAATCCATTCATAAGGCGCTTCTCTGAATGCGTCTAAGTGGAACTCTACAGACATGTGTTTTACATGGTTCTGTAGGTACAACATATTCTCTTGTGTGAAAATATCAAATTCTGCGCCTTCGATATCGATCTTTAAATAATCGATGTGGTGAATTTGATGTTGATATACGAGATCCATAAGGGACATACGAGGCGCATCGACATTTTCACCGTAATAATTTAATGCATATCGATCTTTTTTACCGATTGCAGCATGGATAGGTATTACAGGTGATTTATAATGATCAATCCAATGGTCAGCGACATTGTGACAAAGAGTCCGAAGATGTTCCCTATTCGCTTCCACTGCGTATACCTTGGAAGCTCCATGATCAAGAGCATGACATGTAAAGAAACCAACACAAGCGCCCAGATCAACGACTACATCACCTTCTTGAATCTCATACCACCAGTCGTAGTCTTGTCTTTGAAATAATTCGTGAAACATAGAGTTCACGTCCAAGAGATTCAGACCATCTGTTTTTAGATCGTAATTCAGATATTTCTTTTTCACCTTACTACTCCATAACAAAAAAGGGCGCCCGAAGACGCCCTTCGTTCACCTATATTTAGGTGATTAGAATGAGAATGTAGCAGATACTGTTACTTCGCCACGTTCTTTTTCTTCTAGGTCATATGATGTACCTACTTCGAACTCCATGTTATCCATCATTGCAGGTGCGTATGTTACACCTAAATCAAGTGTTGGTAGAGTGTCGAACTCGTCACCCAGTGTGAAACCACCATCGTTGTCCCATACTGATAGAGTCGTTCCACCAGTCAACTCGACACCGTCGACGATTGAAGGGATGTAAGATAGTTCTGGTGCAAGAGTTGCTGCAGTTGTTTCTGCATCCATTTTGTATTCTACTTTTGCGTCTGTGTTCAACGCAAGACCTGGCACTGGTAGATCTAGTGCAGCTGCGGATGTTGCGAAAGTAGTTGCGATTGCTGTTGCAATGATAAAGCGCATGTGTATTCTCCTTGTATTAATGCGTACCATATAGTTAGTACTCAAATCCCTGATTTCTAGTGTTCCAAAAAACAATATTTCATGTGTGTCTTTTATGCAACAACAATATCTTTTTCGAAAAAAAATTATAAGTGGTTGTTTTTAAAACAAACTTTTTTCGTCCAAAAGCTTGCAATTTCTAACTAGAAGTATTATATTAATAATGTAACAGCGAGAGAGGAACACATATGCTTTGTTATCCAACATCAATGTCTGATCAAGTTAATGAGTGGCGCAATGAGGGTTACTCAACTGGTACAATTCAGAGTTACATCGACTATCTTCAAAAACATCGACAGAAACAGAACAAAGGTTATGGAACCAAAGATTCTGAGAAGATGAAAACCTACAAAGCAGAGTGGGCGTTTCAACGTGAGTACGGTAAGATCAAAGATTTCGATACAATCCGTCAAGCGCAGAAACGTTGTGACCAGATCACACAGTCTGACACTTGGAAAAAGTTACGTGCAGAACGAAACAGAGGTGGATCTGAAATCCATGTCAAATCTAAAGCCCGTAACACTGGTCGTAAGACTGCAGGTTGGGCGTGTGGGAACACAATCACTCTGGATTTGATTGCGGGTCTTGATGAATACACATTGATCCATGAGATGACTCACTGCCTTGGAAACTGGCATCATGGACGTTCGTTCCGTCGAGATCTGTTGAAACTGGTTTCACGGTTCATGGGTCGTGATGCAGCGACTATCCTAAAAGCGAAGTTCAAAGAAAAGAAACTCGCATGTGGAGAACCACGGAAACCCATGGAGTTCGAACAGTGGTTGTCAACAAAAGAACGTATGGCGAAAATGCGGAGTGCAATGTAATGAATTATGTTTATGCAGAAGGTTCAACAAAAACCAAACGTCAACTTGCAGAAGACGTAGTGAACTTCTGCATAGGTGAATTGATGCCTCGCATGAAAACCTTAGAAGTGGGTGTACAGTTGTCCAACGACTTGAAAACTCACCAGTATGGTTTCTGTTGCGCAATCGATACTCGTGAGTTTGAGATTGAAGTGAATGCGAAGTTGTCTACTGATGATCTGATCACCACCATCTGTCATGAGATGGTACACGTGAAACAGTACGCACGTAAAGAGTTGGACATAAACAACGAATCAAACTACCAGTACTACGAAGAGTATCTGAACCTCTGGTACGAAAAAGAAGCAAGAGAATTTGAAGTTTTTTTGCGTGAAAAGTATAAGTCGTTGATTTAAAAGGAAAAGAAAATTCAAAATAATTTCAAAAAACTCTTGACTTTTCCTTGTCTAGCCACTATATTATAAGAGTAAGTTGATCGAAAGGACAAAATGATGTATGAAGTTGGTATGGGTGTGATCCGCAAATATGCAGACTATGTTGCAACAGGTGAGATCACCAGCATTCACGAAGATGCTGACGGTGAAACTCTTGTTACTGTCATGTATGATGACGGTGCGACAAAAGTCTACACTGAAAACGCAATGAACAATCGTCGTATGATCGTAACTGAAGAGGTAATTTGGTAATGACTACTCAATACACAAAAGCGTTTGAAAACGCATGTATGATGCTTCAAGAATTTGAAGGTCTTGAAATCCGTTCCGCCTTGAAACAGGCAGCGTCTGATGAAGGTATCGCAGAAGGTACTGATATGGGTGCATTTGTTAACTGGGCAGAAAATGAATTATTTGGGGAGACAGTATAATGGGTCTTAATGTTGGTGTATATCGGAATGCAGAGTTTGATGGATATGATTGCACGAATGGTGGGATCAGTTTTGCGAACAACTCTTTGAATGTCGTGAATGCAGATGGGCCTTTCGATCCGTCTGACACATCTCCTGCAGTGATGATTGTCGATGATCGTCCTTGTGGGAAACCTTACCCTAAGTTGGTTCCTGCAGTGTTCAACGAAGACACTGAGACTTGGGAACGTGCAAAGGGTTGGTTCATGTTTGGTGGTAACTACGGTGGTACATCAGACAGTCGTTTTGAACACCGTATTCTTCCTATTCATGATCGGGTTGAGTAGGAAATCCACGTCTGATTGATAATGCTTTATATGCAGGGTAGAGGTCGTAGGTCACTGCGTCCTCTTGATTACCACCAAGGATTACGTAGTAGTCGATATCTTTGATTGTACGAGTTTCAATGTAGAACCCAACGTGTCCTTGCCATCCTTTGTTCCCTCTTGGGAACACAACTACATCACCAATCTTGGGTTCTAGAACTCTTTCCCCCCAAAACATAAAACTACGAGCCGTGAGTGGATATTCACTGACTGATTCAGATCCGAGTGTGTTGTTCTGTTTCAATACCGCATTGACGAATGCAGCACACCATTCGATATAGACTGGATCGACACCAGTCAGTTGTTTAATACCTGATCTATTATCCTCTTCATTCCATCCGTAGAATGCGTTAGCAGTCTTTACAAACTGATATTGAGGATGGTCATATCCTCTTTTATAAGTTGGTACAAAATCTGTCGAACCACATGCGGTCAGAAAAAAAGTTAAAATAATTACAATTTTTTTCATAGAAACGCTTGCCTTTTATCGTAATAAGCACTATATTTATAGAGTAGACAGAAAAGAGAGAATCGTTATGGAACAAGGCATCAAAGATTATATCAAAGCGTGTGAAGAAAACATCGTTCGTTACAAAGAAATGGGCGATCTAAAAGCAGTCTATGCAGCACAAAAGATGATTCGTGACTTTGAAGAAGCGTTGAAAGAAATCCAGTTAATACGTGAGGTGTAAAATGAATATCACTCCTGAACTCAAAAACTTTATGAATACACTTTGGGGTAACAAAGGTTTTGTTATTCCGAATGTCGGTACTATCATTGATACTCGTGCAAAGGCAGGTATTGATATCGAAGTTACCGTTGACACTGGTGATGGTGATTTCAGTCTGTTGAGTGGTCTAGAACTTTTTGAAAAAAATTCAAAATTATTTCAAAAAAACGCTTGACATTTAGTGGAAGAATCACTATATTAATAATGTAACGAGATGAAAGAGAGAGAACATTATGGCTTATATGTCACAAGAACGTAAGAAGAAGATCGCAGTTGAAGTTAAAAAAGTTGCGAAGAAATACGGTTTCACTGGTCGTGAAGTGACTGTCGGTGTTAACCACCATTCAACTCTTGTCGTCAATATCTTTGGCGGTCCTCTGGATTTTCTAGGGGCTGCACAGAAGTTCAATGACCAATTTGCGCTTCGTCGTGGACAGGAATCTTATCCTGTCGGTACTTACCTTCAAGTTTACCATGGTCGTGCAGAAGAACAGATGCGTGAGATTGGTGAAACAGTTATCGCAGACTTCTATAAAGAACTAGTCGAAGCGATCTGTTCAACTGGTTACTACAACAATAGTGACATCATGACTGACTATTTCGAACACGACTTCTATATCGACATCAACGTTGGTCGTTGGGATCGTGAATACAACTACCGCAATGAAGAAATTTTGGAGGCAGCGTAATGATTACTATTGATCGTGAAAGTCCACAAGGAAACGCATTTTATATTCTTGGGGTTGCCCAACGTCTGATGAATCAGAAGGGTTACACAACTGAAGAACAAGAACGTGTTTTGGATGAAATGAAGTCAGGTGACTATGATGATCTGTGCAGTGTGTTTGAACAAACCTTCTGCGATGATGTAGAACTTGTGTGATGAAATGGTTGATTTCAAAATTTAGTGATAGTGAACGAGGGGTATTCCTTTTCATTGGGACTGTGTCCTTCGTTCTTATCCCCGCTGCGATAATTAGTCTTGCAATCTTAGGAGTTATATAATGTTAGAGATCCTTTTGTACAATATGATTTTCTGGTCCGTTTGGATCTGGATCTGCATGTTACCTGAAAAAATAGTTCAGTATGTAATCGAAAATAATGAAAACTTTTTTGAAAAAAAATGAAAAAAGTGCTTGACATTTGGGTCAAGATATACTATATTATGCTTGTAATCAGGAGACATCGTTATGAATGAAGTTGTTCGAGATATTGAGGTTCTAGAAAATCTTGTAATCGCAATGAATGAAGGTGCTGGTGATGAAAAACGCATGGCGCTTTGGGCAGTAGAAAAACTTCTACTGGAAAAAAAAGACTCACTGTTGCAATTTGAAATGGAGAATGCAAATGCCTAAGTCAAAAATGATGAATATCGAAGATATGTTTGACGACGAAACTCTTGATGCAATGGATGACGCTGCAGGCGTTGACCGTTTGACAAAAAACGGAGACTTCAGTCTCTATTACGATCTAGGTGAAAACACTGGTTGGGGTTCGCCTGGCATTGAAGAATACGGACTTGATTCGTCTGCCTTCAGTACTGGTGGTCTAGACTTCGACTAATAAATATCATGGAATGGGTTGTTGTCACCCTCATCTTATTTGTGGTGATGGTAGTAGTTTTTTCTTTGTTGCGTTTTGCAATTGGTTTTTTGTCATGGACGTGGCGCAACTCATTCCTGATACTCGGAATTATATTTTTAATTTGTCTCCTTAGCTCAGCTGGATAGAGCATGGCACTTCTAATGCCAGGGTCGAGGGTTCGAATCCTTCAGGGGACGCCAAACAAGAGGAAAAACATCCATGTCATTTGAATTCGATTTTACGAAAGAACATCTTGCACAGATCATTGATGCTGATGCAGACGATTGGTATGACGCACTTTGTGAACTACTTCCAAAGTATGGCATCACTACAGAACGCAGACTCGCACATTTCTTGTCGCAGTGTGCACATGAATCAGCAGGTTTCAAACGTCTAGAAGAAAATCTGAACTACTCTGCGAAAGCACTACGTGCAGTATTTGGTCGTTACTTCGGTGAACCGCCAAAACGTGATGCAGACGAATATCATCGTCAACCAGAGATGATTGCGAACTACGTCTATATGGATGAGTTCCGTAAGTACAAGATGGGTAATGTAAATGAAGGTGACGGTTGGTTGTTCCGTGGCAGAGGCCTAAAACAACTTACAGGACGTGAAAACTATACACGTTTCGGTAAAACGGTTGGTATGACAGCAGAGGAAGCTGCAGAATATGTTGCAACACCTGCCGGCGCAATTGAATCTGCATGTTGGTTCTGGGACGCAAACAACTTGAACGATATCGGTGACACTGATGACGTTAAGATTATGACTACACGTATCAATGGTGGTCAGATTGGATTGGAAGATCGTCAGAGACGTTACATGCACGCTATGAATGTTCTTGGTATGCCTGCAGAAGATCTGGAACCCGAAGAAGACGAAGCAGAAGATTTAATCGATGACATCGGTATCCTACGTAAAGGTTCACGTGGTGAAGGTGTTCAGATGATGCAAGAAGCAATGGGAATTGTACCTGCAGATGGGATCTTTGGTCCAGGCACAGAACGTAAACTAAAAGCATGGCAAAGAGAAAATGGACTGACTCCAGATGGTGTTGCAGGACCATCAACACTTGGCAAACTTTTTGATTAACCAATAATCTCAGTGTAGCGCAGTCTGGTAGCGCATCTGGTTTGGGACCAGAGGGTCGGGAGTTCGAATCTCTCCACTGAGACCAAAGCCGGCATAGCTCAGCTGGTAGAGCAACGTGTTGCAACTGATTTGTAATTAGTGGGTCGGGAGTTCAAGTCTCTCTGCCGGCACCAATTTTAATATGGTAGATGATAAAGAAATATTAATGTTTATGCATTACTGGACGAGTCGGGGAATCAGGATTCCAAATCCTGAAAACTATCCCCGCTCGTTTCGTTTTTATGTAAAATTGTATAAGTATTATAAATCAAAAAAGTGAAGTTCTATATGAAAACTGTTTTTATTCTTGGTGGTGATGGTTTTATAGGATGGCCTACAGCGTTAAAGTTTGCGCATAATGGTTATAGAACTATTATAGTAGACAATCTAGTAAGAAATCCCATTCATCAATTTTCTTATCAAAGAAGAAAATCCCACGAAAATATAATCTTTCGTGATATAGATGTCGCAAGAGAACCAAGAGCTCTTAGAGATTTATTCGATCAATATTCCCCAAATCATGTTGTTCATCTCGCTGAACAAAGAAGCGCACCACATAGTATGTTAGATCGTCGACATACTGTCGATAATAATATTTGTGCAACTCATAATCTTCTTGATATATGTGCAGGTACGAGTACAAACATAGTTCATATTGGAAGTATGGGTGTGTTTGGATATTCAGGATCTGATGATAGATTTGACCCTGGCTCAATATATCATATGACAAAATGTATGGACAGTGTTATGTTTGATTATTATAACAAAAACTGGGATACAAAAATTACCGATTTACATCAGGGTATCATCTGGGGTTGGGAGACTTACTTAACCAAAACTGGAAATGGTAGATCAAATCGTTTTGATTATGATGGAATATATGGAACTGTGTTGAATCGTTTTCTTTTCCAAGCTGCAAATGGAGAACCGTTGACAGTATATGGATCTGGTAAAAGAGAACGTGCGTTTATTCATTTAGAAGATAGTATCGAACAACTATACAAATCTGCTTTGTCTGGTAAACACGAAACAAAAAAACTTTTTACTGAAGTTCTTAATCTAAAAGAACTTGCTGAAATGATCGCTGTCCGATATGGTGCCTCAATAAAATATGTAAAAAATCCACGTAAAGAATTGGATGAAAATAAATTGCATATGGAAAGTGATTATGTCGGTGATATAAAATTGAATAGTGAATATCTTGATGAGATTGTAGAAAGTCTACGTGGAAAATCTTACAATCCAGAAATGATATGTAATAGTCCTGTGTGGTAAAATGAATATAATCTTTACAAACGTCAACATGTATTCTCAGGTTCACGAAGCATTTCGTTTGGACATGTTGAATGAACGTGCAAAAAAATATGGGTGGCAAATATTTGCTCGTGTTTTGGATAGAAACACTTATCCAGAATATTCAAATGTAACTTACAGTCATAGAGATACAATAAAAGAAGACTTTGCAGATTTCTGCAAAAAATGGAAACCTAAGAAGATCTGTAATTATATTGATTATCTTACTTGGTGGGAAGCAGTTGATTACGATTGTGAACATATCTATTTTGTTAGATCTTGTTATGCAGAAGTAATCGAAAGAACTCAACAACCAGTAAAAGAAGAATGGTTACTGAAAGAAAACCTTTGGATAAGAAGTGCAGACAAGGTTATAGTTGCTTGTCCTGAAAGTCAAAAGGCGGTAAAAAAACATTATAATATAGATGCTGAGATTGTATTAGAATATGTTAATCCAGAAAAGTATCACAACGTCCCATTCGTTCCTTTCAAACAAAAAGGATATTATGTTGGTAGGTTCGATAAACAAAAACGTTTTAATTTAATAAAACCAGTAGATGGGTGGGATGTCGTAGGTATTGGTAGACACGAATTAGACGACGAAAAATATTTGAGTATGGAAACGCATGGAACCATGGCGTTTGAAGAGTATCTTCCTTTTGTAAAAGATGCAACGTTTGGACTTTACCCTGCGATATGGGAAAGCAACGGTTATAGTGTCCAAGAATGTTTATCTATGGGTAAAATACCAATAATACAAAATGGTTCTGGTGGTCATGAACGT